TTATATAAATGAAGATGAATCTGTTAACAAATTTAATATAATTAAAGATGAATTAAATGATTTGTACAATGAATATAATAAAACTTTAGAATTATATTTTTTCGTAACAAATAATAATGAAAACAATAATAATATAAAAAGTAAACAAATTGAACAATATAATCATATAGAGAGATTTAAAGAATTGAGTAATAAATATAATGATACCAAAGATATAATATATTTAAAAGAAGCTATTGAGTTATATATTAATAAAATATCATTTATGGATAAAGTGATTTTCGAGTTAAAAAATAAATCTAATTATATAGATGTAATAAATTATTTGGATAATGATAATCTTATCATAGATGAAAATGTTAAAATTTTAAATCAATTAAAATATACAATAGATGAATTGGAAATTATAACAGATAATAAAATAATTAATAATAAATAAATATATTATATTATATATAATATGAATTTACTATTTAAAATAATTAATATAAAAATATTCTTGTTAGCTTTTTTAGTAGGATTAGTTTACATGTACTTTTATAATGATAAAACTGATATATTTGTCTACCCCACGCCACATAATAGTAATAAAATAGAATATCATGATCGTGCAAATAATTGTTTCGGATATAAACTACAAGAGGTTAAATGTCCTTCTAAAAAGAAAGATATAAAAACTATCCCAGTTCAATAATTATATAAGCTATATATATATAATTATATAACCTATATATATAATTATATGCAGTCTATATTTAAAGGTGTTGGTAAAAGATTTAGTAAAGTTATAGAAAATTTATTATATAGTGAAAGAGGTAGAATAATATTATCTATTATATTTGGGTTGGGCTTGGCTACATTATTTAGAAAAATATGTAATTCCAATGACTGTTATAGATTTATTGGTCCAGAACAAAATGAGATAAGAGATAAAATATTTAGTTTTGATACAGATGAAAATGCAAAATGTTATATTTTACGTGAAGAAAATATACAATGTGGTTCTAAAGAAAAATCTATAACATTTGCGTAATTAATTATACAATTAATTATATTATTAATATAATTAATTAATTATGCAATCAGGAACTACAAGTATAAATGATTTACCTAGCACAAATAACCAACAAAATAATATAAATTTAAATGTTGGACATAAAGATAATAATCAACATATACAAAATATTCCTGTTTTACAAAATCAAGTTATTCCTCAACAAAATCAAACTATGCAATCCAATGAACAAGTTCAAAATTCTAATGATTCACAAAATTACAACGAAATGATTAGTCAATTACAACAAGCAAATAGTAAAGGAGCTACTGTGTTACCATCTAGAGACATACCCATGGATCCCGCGCAAGTTATAAATGATGTACATATTAAACCCAATTTTATACCACCACCACAAATAAACAATAATGATTATATTAAAAATTATTATTCAGAAAATGATATGGTAAATAATAATAATAAACAGATATATAACATAAATACATTTGAACAATTATTTAATGAATTACAACTTCCTTTATTAGTTTCTAGTTTATATTTTATATTTCAAATGCCTTTTTTTATGAAAAATTTGTTGAAATTTTTCCCTAGTTTGTTTAATAAAGATGGTAATACTAACTCGAATGGCAATATATTAATAAGTATAGCATTTGGATTATCTTTTTATTTTTTAAATCAAATTACTAATTATATAACAGTTAATGTTTAAATTTTTATTATTTCTATAGATGCTTCTAATGCTAATTCTTTAACCAATGGATCATTTTTATAATCTTCCATGTATTTTATACTATTTATTCCACTTGATACCATAAGTTTCATACAATTAAAACATGGATAATGTGTAATATAAGCCGTTGAGTTATAACAACTAACACCTCTTTTTGCACAATCTGTAATTGTATTTTGTTCAGCATGAATAGTAGCAATATTATGTCCATCTTTAATTATTGATTTATGTTGGCACCCACTAATATATCCATTATATCCCTGTGCTATTATTCTATTATCTTTTATAAATAAACATCCTACATTTAATTTTTCACAAGAAGATCTTTTAGCTGTTGTATATGTTATTTCCTTAAAATATTCATCCCATGTAGGGCGTTCTTTCATTTATTATCTATTATATTTATTATCTATTATATTTATTATCTATTATATTTATTATATTTATTATCTATTATATTTATTATCTATTATATTTATTATCTATTATATTTATTATCTATTATATTTATTATCTATTATATTTATAATAAATATTTATAATGTTGGTATAAAAGTCCAATTTAATTCTTCACATATATTTTTCCATATTTGATCTTGTTCAATTCTTTTTTCTCTATCTTTTAACATTGGAAAATATTCCAGAAATTGATTTTGCTGTAATAATTCACATAATTTATAAATAGTATAATAATAATTCAAAAAATTTACTCTATTTTTTGGACAAAATTTAGAATAAGGTTTCTGTATTTCCATAAATAAATTACACAATGTTTCTTCCAATTCCGATGTCATAACAGGTGGTTTTATTCCCAATTTATCTTTTATAAACGGTATATGTTCATAATATTTATTATACCCTAGGTTTTTTAATATGTCTTTGGTTTTATTGTTAGTAAGATCACTTAATTCTATTCTTTCTTTTTTTATTTTATTTCTAATATTTTCAAATATAATATCTGGTATTTGTGTAGTTTCTTTGGCTTGAAATTGTGCTAATATTTCACGTAAATGATTAATACGTTTATATGCATAAAAACAAACTTCTTTAGGTGGTTCTTTATAAGATGGTTTTTCATTTTCCATAAAATATTTTTTACATTTAGAACAATTATTGCATATTGTTAACCCTTCAGTGTCTACATATATCATTTCACCACTGTGACAGTATAAACATATATCTGAGTGATAACAAAAATTGTCATAATTTAAGTAATTATCGTCTGTATTTCTAAAATATTTATCTATTATTGTTTTATTTTTTGTTGTATCATTAGATTGGTTATCAATACTAAAAAATTTATCCAATTTATTATTGTAATAACTATTATTTATATTATTGTTTGTAATATTTTTTTTGTCTTCAAAATAAGTAAATAACAATTTTGAATTATCAAGCCAATAATTTAATTTTTGATTTTTAATATCATCTATTTTATTATTATATAGATCTATTTCAGTATTTATTTTATATCTATCATTATCTGTTATATTTTTATTTAGACTTTTTTTTAATTTTTCTATCACTTGATTATATTTAGGAATTAATTTATCATTCTTATTAAATTTTTCAAGCATTAAATTGTGTTTTTTATCCAATGTTATTTTACTATAATTATCTGACATATATATATATATATATATATTACAACATATTAATCATTACTATTTATTTTATTTATACTATTTATTTTATTTATACTATTTATTTTATTTATTCTATTTATTTTATTTATTTTATTTATTTTATTTATTTTATTTATTAATTAAATAATTAATTAATTAATTAATTAATTAAATTATTTTTTTTTCTTTATACATATTATAAAATTATGGCTGGTGGACTTATGCAATTGGTTGCCTATGGCGCACAAGATGTTTACCTTACCGGTAATCCTCAAATCACTTTCTGGAAAGTAACCTATCGTCGTCATACTAACTTTGCGATGGAATCTATTGAACAAACATTCAATGGACAAGCTGATTTCGGTCGCCGTGTTACTTGCACCATCTCTCGTAATGGTGACTTAGCTTACCGCACATACTTACAAGTAACTCTTCCAGAAATCAATCAACAATTAAACACCAGTGCTGTATCCAGTGATGTATACGCTAGATGGTTAGATTGCCCTGGTGAACAATTAATATCGCAAGTTGAAGTTGAAATAGGTGGTCAACGCATTGATCGTCAATATGGTGACTGGATGCACATCTGGAATCAATTAACACTATCTAAAGAACAAGAACGTGGCTACTACAAAATGATTGGTAATACCACTCAATTAACATATGTCACTGATCCCGCTTTTGCTGATGTAGACGGTCCATGCAGCGGTAATGGTGTTCGTCAAGTATGTGCTCCTCGTAATGCTTTACCTGAAACCACTTTATATGTTCCCCTTCAATTCTGGTATTGCCGCAATCCTGGATTAGCTTTACCTTTAATTGCTTTACAATACCACGAAGTTAAAATCAATGTTGATATTCGCAACATTGAAGAATGCTTATGGGCTATGGACAAAATGGATGGAACTGGTTCCAAAGTCAATGATGCCTACAAACAATCTTTAGCTGCTGCCTCTTTATACGTTGACTATATCTTCTTAGACACCGATGAACGTCGTCGCATGGCGCAAAATCCCCATGAATACTTAATTGAACAACTTCAATTCACTGGTGATGAATCCGTTGGTTCTTCATCCAACAAAATTAAATTAAATTTAAATCACCCCGTTAAAGAATTAGTATGGGTTGTTCAACCTGACGCCAATGTTGACTATTGTGCATCCTTATTATCTGATACTGGATTATGCTCTTTATTAGGTGCTCAACCTTTCAATTACACCGATGCTTTCGATGCTCTACCCAATGCCGTTCATGCGTTCGGTAATAACGCTGCTATAAGTGGTTCTGCTAGTTTCATTGATACTACCAGTGGTGGTGGCTTCGAATCTGATTTATTACTTGGTGCTGGTTCCAATGATAGTCAAGTATCTGATGCCGGAACATTCGTTTTATCTGAAACCGCTTTAGATATGCACTGCTGGGGTGAAAATCCAGTTGTTGTTGCTAAATTACAGTTAAATGGACAAGACCGTTTCTCGGAACGTGAAGGTACATACTTCGATTTAGTTCAACCTTTCCAACATCACACTCGTGCTCCCGACACCGGTGTTAATGTATACTCTTTCGCTCTTCGCCCAGAAGAACATCAACCAAGTGGCACCTGCAATTTCTCGCGTATTGACAACGCTACTTTACAATTAGTTTTATCTAATGCCACCGTTCAAGGTTCCAACACTGCCAAAGTTCGCTTATATGCGGTTAATTACAATGTTCTCCGTATCATGAGTGGTATGGGTGGTTTAGCCTATAGCAATTAAATACATTATATTAGTTTTTATATAAATTTATGTATTTATTAAAATTATAAAATTGAAAATAATATTTTTATATTTAGTGTATTAACATAATACATTAAATATATAATGATTATTACCAATAATAAATTTAAAGCAATTAAATTTATTAAACTATTTGTAATTTTTGGACTGACGATATGTTTTGTTAGAGAATTACGAAGTGGTCATGGACATAGTAGTCATTCACATCATACACATGGTAGAGGTCATTGTAATCCAAATGTAAATTGTTAAATAATTATTATATATAAATATATATAATATTGAAAATGGGATCAAAAAAATGTAAATTGGTAGAAACATTTGAAAATGCTAGTCAATTACAATTATATCAAGACAAGATAGATAATAATTTAAATTTAAAATTTAAAGATATTAGTTATAATATAGAAAATACTATTGAAGAAGGATTTAATAATAATATAGATAATACAAATAATGAAACAGATATAAATACGAAATTAGTAAAATTAACTTTTTATTTTGCTTATATTTTTTTAATTACAACTGGTACAATATGTTTTATTGAAGCATTAAGAACAAGTGATGAAAATGTTAGACATGTAATGAACTTAGAAACTTGCATATCAGTTGTTGCTGGATACTTTTATGGTGTTTTTATAAAAACATTAAATGAATATGAATCAGCTGGTAAAGATATACCTTATGAAAAAATTAACAATATGAGATATACAGATTGGTTTATAAGTACACCTATAATGTTATTAGTTTTATGTATAGTTTTAGGTATGGAAAATAAAGTTAAAGTAAAATTTGGATTAATAGGTTTGGTGCTATTGTTAAATTTTGCTATGTTAACAATGGGATATTTAGGTGAAATAAGAATTGTATCTAAACTAACAGGATTAGTCACGGGTTTTATATGGTTCTTTGCTTTGTATGGATTGATTTGGAAAACATTTATGTCTGGTAAAAAGACAAATCAATCTAAATTAATATATGGTTTGTTTATAGTTCTTTGGGGTTTTTATGGTATTGCATACATTAATGGAACAACAACAAAAGTTATAAGTTATAATATATTAGATTTAATAGCAAAAGCTTTTGTTGGTATTTTCTTTTGGATGTATTTTACAAAAGTTGTAAAATTATAATCTTATAAGATTATAAAATATATATAATTTATATAAATTATAATGAGTACAAAAAATATATATAATAAATATGTTAAAAGTATAAATAAAAATAAAATAATTTTACTTTTTGTACTAATGACTATATTTTCGATTATTTATACATTTTTAGATGATTCTAATTTTTCTGGTGTTAATAAATTTCAAGAAACTATTAAAGAAGAAGTAATTAAAGAAAAAGTAAAAAAAGAAATTATAGAAAATTATACTAATATACAAGATGATTTTCATACAAAAAGCAGTTATGAAAATTATAATAATAAAATAGATGGATTTAATGATTTATATGAAACATACAATAATTTTGTAAAAGAAAAAATAATAGATGAAACTACAAAAAAAACTGAAAAAGAAGTTAAAAATGACGACTTAGAAATACACAAAATATCTCCTAATATATTTGTTAAATTTTTTAATAGATTATATTTTTCTATTATAACAGGGTGTTTACTTGGTTATGGTGATATTTATCCTGTTACTATGGTAGCTAAATTAATATCGTCTATTCAAGGATTAACAACTATTGCTTTAATTATATCTTAAATATTTATTCATATATTTATTCTAATACTCTTACTAATATTATTGATTTTTTTATTCGTAATAATTTTATATTTATTTTTACAAAACATTCATCCTTTTTTTTATCATAAAATGAATCAATTAAATCACATTTATATTTATTTATTATACTTATTAAATTATCATCTAATGTATAATGATATTTATTTGTTGTACGATTAAAATAGTTATAGCATATAATTCCTTCTGTATTTATAATACCTTCTAGTGTTAATAATGATTTTTTTCTCTCTATTTGAAAAAGTTTAACATTTTGTTTTCCTATATATGGTATTGATACTTTTCCTACATAATTATTTCCAATACATGGTAATAATGCACAATTGAACATATTTGTTATTAATAATAATAATATTATTAACATAAATATATTTTATTATATATTAATTATTATATAATACTATTTTTAAGCAATTTTATAAATATTTAAAACTACTTAAAATTATATTTGTATAAAATATAATCTTAATGAAGACACAAAAAAATGAAAATGAAATGTATGTAACAAAAAGAAGTGGTAAATGTGAAACTATTTCATTTGATAAAATATTAAAAAGAATAAAATCTATAGGTAAAGAATTTAACTTATCAAATATTGCTTATGCTCAGCTAACAATGAAAGTAATAGATCAAATTTATGATGGTATCAAAACTACATTAATAGATGAACTAACAGCAGAAGAAGCAGCCTCTATGATATCACAACATCCAGATTATAGTATGTTAGCTAGTGCTATAAGTGTATCTAATTTACATAAAAATACCAATGATAGTTTTTATCATTCAATGAAAACTCTTTATGATTTTATTGATGTTAATGATAATAATTATAAATTAATTAATGAAAATGTTATGACTTTTATTGAAAATAATAAAGATTATCTGGATAGTATTATTGATTATAAACGTGATTATGGTTTTGATTATTTTGGATTTAAAACTTTAGAAAGAGCTTATTTAATCAAATGTAAAAATAAAATAATTGAAAGACCACAACATATGTGGTTACGAGTTTCTATATGTATTCATTTGGGAAATCTTGAAAAAATTAAAGAAACATATGAATTAATGTCTCAAAAATATTTTACACATGCTACCCCCACATTATTTAACGCAGGAACACCTAGACCACAATTAAGTTCTTGTTATTTAATTGCAATGGAAGATGATAGTATTGATGGGATTTTTAATACTGTTAAAGAATGTGCATTAATATCAAAGTGGTCTGGTGGTATTGGATTACATATTCATAATGTTCGTTCAAAAGATTCGCATATTCGCGGAACAAATGGTAAATCAAATGGAATAGCTCCGATGTTGGGTGTTTTTAATAAAACAGCACAATATGTAGATCAAGGTGGAAAAAGAAATGGTAGTTTTGCTATTTATATTGAACCCCATCATCCCGATATTGAAGAATTTTTAGAACTAAGAAAAAATCATGGAGATGAAGATAGTAAAGCAAGAGATTTATTTTATGGTTTATGGGTAAGTGATTTATTTATGGAAAGAGTTTATGGAAATAAACTTTGGTCTCTATTTTGCCCAGATAAATGTCCTGGTTTATCTGATGTATATGGTGAAAAATTCAATAATTTATATTTAAAATATGAAAATGAGAAACTATATACAAAACAAATAAATGCTCGTGATTTATGGATAAAAATATTAGATGCTCAAATGGAAACTGGAACACCTTATTTATTATATAAAGACGCGTGTAATGTTAAATCTAATCAAAATAATATTGGAACTATTAAGAGTAGCAATTTATGTACTGAAATAATAGAATATTCTGATAGTAAAGAGACTGCTGTCTGTAATTTAGCATCTATTGGGCTACCTACTTTTGTAAATCATGATAAATCATTTGATTATGAAAAATTACATTATGTAACAAAAGTTATAGCAAGAAATTTAAATAATATTATCGATACTAATT